ATGCGTTTGCGACTGTTCCTTATCACGCTAAGGGCGATTCTTATTGGAAGGATGACTGGAGAACCTTCCACGTTAAAGCATCAGAAGATGCATTCATCCAGAACGTTTCTATCTTCGCTGTTGGTTTCGCTGATCACTTCCTAATGGAAAGTGGTGGTGATATGTCCATCACGAACTCAAACTCCAACTTTGGTAATACATCACTTCATGCTATTGGTTTCAAAGGTTTCGCCTTTAACCAAGACAAAGGTGGTTTCCTTACTGACATCATTCCACCTAAGCAAGTTGAAACTGGTTCTGCAAACTTTAAGAGAACTCAATATTACACTATTGATATTCAAGGAACTATTCAAAGTAAAACCAACTTTACTAGGTTGTATCTTGGTAGTGAAGACATTACCGAACCAATTAACCGTCCTGCTGTAACAATTGGTGGTTATAGACTTGGTGCAAAATCTGGTGAAAGACTATATGTTAAACTAGATCCATTGACTGCAGGTGGTACAGAAGAGTTTAATGCTGCTCTAGAACCAACAGGTTTTGTTAAGTATATTGCTGCTCCTTCTATTCTTAATCCATCCGGATTCTCAATCAATAGCACTTATGCTGATGCTGCTAACCTGATTGAAAGCAACCGTCGCATGATTCAGGAGGAAGTATTTGGATATATTCTAGAGAAGTATCCAAGACTACAGAACATTTCTTATGTTAATCCTGGTCGCGATCCTCAGGCAAACAGATACTTTGATGCTCGTAATTTAATTGTTAATAATAGACAAGAAATTATTAATGAAACTCTTGCTTCTTTAAGTGCTTATAGTCCCACTGCTTCTATTTCTACTGTAGACATCGGTGAGATGGTTGATGCAGTTGCAGAAGACCTTAGAGATGGTGGAAACTACAATACTATCACATTAATTCAAACATACTTTGCTGGAGATGGATCTCTTTCTAAGTATAATGGACAACAGGAAGAACTTCTCTGGGCGTTTAATAGAGCTCGCGACCTTTGTAAGCAAGCAATTGCAAACTTATTAAGTGTCAAGGCAGATTTGTATGATCCAAGTGGAACACTACCTGATCTATCACTTAAAACTAATAACCCATGTGGTCCTGTTACAAATGGTAAGACAGGTTCTCAAGCAGAAATAGATGGTGATACAACAGATGGTGTTACTATTGATCTTTCTAATAAAGATGCCAAGAGATATAAGACCACTTATAATTTGATTCAATCAAACAAAGATTATGTTCTTGACAACTCATTAGCAGAGATTTCTACTTATGATACGTCTCCATTCTTTACGTTCCCTGGTGATCCTGCAGAGTCTGCTACTTCTAGATTTAAGACTGCATACAGATTTATCCGTCGTAATAAAGCAGATGCACAAGCATATGCTGTCGGACAAATTCAAACATTGTATCCAACATTTACATTCCCAGGTAATAGCAGTGCCAAGTGTAGTAGAGACTTAGGTTTCTTTATTGATGCTATTGGAATGGATATTTTCCTTGGTGGCAATGCTTGGACTAGAGCATTTATTACCAAGTATTTTGATAATGCTGGCAATTGGGTAGTAGGTGGTCTTCAAGGTGAAGAACTTCAAAGTGTTGCTGGTTTCAATGCTGTCAGAGATTATTTGCAAGATGCTATTTCTAACCAACTATCATCTGGTTATCAAGATTTAACTGTAAGTGAAGGTGAAGCTATCTATGGGGACGGCAACGGAGATATTTCAAATATAGATTCAAATGCTTGTAGTGATGTTCAAAATGCTCTCGGATCTTTAACATCCATTGCGACTCAGGTTATTGGTGATGGTAATATATTAAGTCTTACAGATCCTGGTAATGCAAACTATGTAACTCCAACAGTTAGGACTCTTACTGCTGGTGAAATTAAATGCCGTAGAGATATCGGACATATTGTTGATGCTGTACAGCAAGATCTTTGGTTTGGTGGCAATGCTTACTCTATTGCTGCTGCCAAAGCATACTTCAATAGATTTGGTCTTCCAATTTCTAATGGTTTGGTTAGTGAAGAAGCTGAGGGTATCGTTGCTTTCAAACGTGCCGCTGATGCTATCAACCTAGCAATTAATAACCAACTATACTATTGGGACCAGACTATCACTCTTGATACTACTGGTGATCCTGCAATTGTATCTGATATGAATGCAGATGCATACAACCTTGTTCTTAAGAACAAGGAATATATTGCAGAAGAAGCATATCTTCGTATGCAAGCAGCATATCCTGGATACGTTCCTCAAGCAACAAACACTAAGCAAGACTGTCTAGATGATGTTTACAGTATCTTAGAAGAAGTCATGTATGACGTTAAGTTTGGTGGAAACGCTAAAACTTATGACTCTGCAGAGATTTACACTACCAATGTAATGCCTTACTTTGGTCCTAGTAAGAGAAGAAAGGATTTTACTCCTACAACTGTATCATATGATCCAGCAACTGGACTATCTGTATTCACTATTCCTGGTCATGATATGACACAGGGTGGATACATTAAAGTTGATACTAATGGTGTCGTCTTTACATGTTCTATGGATGGCAACCAGACACAACATGCATCACCAAGTGCTGACGATCCTTATGCTGGTCAGTGGATGCAGATTACTGCAGCTGATGCATCAACCATTACAGTCAATGTTGGCGCATCTCAAGCAAACCAGTTCTGGACTCCAACCAACGCAGTATATAACTCCACGACAGGTGATATGGAAATCACCATCGGTAATCATTCGTTGAGTGTTACTGAGGGTATTGTTCTTGCTGACAATTCATTCACATTTACATGTGATCAAGACGGTAATGTAGAGCAAAAAACTTATCCACGTCCTGGTCAAGATCCTTGGGCAGGTAAGTCTATTGCAATCACTGCTGTCAGTGCCACCACGATCACCGTCAACGTTGGTGATGCAGGATCTGCTGCTGGTGTGCCACATACATTTATTACCGCTGCTACAGACGCTGTTAAGCATCTCCCACAATCAGCACATACATTTGTATCTGCAGCAACAGATTGCATTCACTATGGTATTGCTGCAGCAACCTTTATTGATCCTGAGCGTGATGAAGCGGCAGAAGTCTTCACTCAAGTTAAAAACCTTGTTCCTTCTATTATTAGAAATCAGGTAATCAATAGTAGTCCTAGTAATTCGGAAGTTCAGTATGTTGACAGCACTGTCACTACTGACTGGGATTCTCCTACATGTGTATCTGTTATTAGTGCAACACAATCTAACCTTGATACTATTATCCAAGCAATTGGAACAGATAATGGTGGTGTTGGTGATATTAGTGGTATTACTAGAACTGCTCCAGTTCAACCACAAAACCTGATTCAAAATGGTGTAAACCAAGGATACACTGCAGGCAATTGTTCTGATGTTGTTTCCAGTGTTAATACACTTATTAGTATTGTTTGTGATGCTATCAGCGCAGGATCTTTAACCACACTGCCAACTCTAAACAATGGTGAGTGGGATTGTGCTAACGTGCGTTCTACTATTGAAACTTTGTTTGATATTGCAAATGATGCGTTTGTGCTATCCAGTCTATCTGAACTTCCTGTTCTTAATCGTGGTTCATTCACTACTGATGCATCAGTATCTAAGTGTTTCCGTGATGTATCTTATATTGTTGACGCTGTTGTATCTGACCTTAGACTCGGTGGTAATATCAACTCTGTTCAGGCAGGTGAAGCATACTATGTTGGCAATCAACTAGAGTATATCGACGGCGAGAAGACAGAGACCATCGATGCATGGAACTATGTCGGACAGATGGCAACTGCTGCCATGAGAAACTTCGATGTTCTTGCATTCAATTGCTCTACAACTGCTGGTTCTGCGATCGTTAACATTAACGATACTCGTGGTATTCTAATCGGAATGACTGTTGCTGAGTATGATAACACTGATGTTGTCAACCCTGCATATGTAAATGGACTTCTTCAGTCTGGATCTACTCAAGTTTCTAGCACTATTCCTCTTAACACATATGTCAAGAGAATTGTCAGTGGTACACAAATTGAACTTGGTGTTGCTAATTCTAGACTTGATTCTGGAAGTACAATCACTGCACTGCAAACAAGTAGTTCTGTAGATTTATACTTTGACTTACCTAATGGTCAGTGGGCAAATACTCTTCCTAAGACTGATCCATCTGTTATTCAAGATACTTTAACATCTCCTACACAGAGAGAGTGTGCTGGAACTGCAGATGCTATTGAAACTTTGGTTGGAAATATTACCACCATTATTAATAGTGGTCTTGGATCTGTTGATAGGCAAGAACAGACAGCAAGTATTAGTGCTTTTGCTTCTAGAGCAACTGTATTTACAATCAACACTTCTGGTGTTGGTGCTTCCAATCCACATAACTTTGAAACAGGAACACCAGTAAGATTGGTTCCACGTCCTCGTTTTGATGTTGCTAAAGGTCAGTATGTTGATGTTGACAAGCGTCTCGTCAGACTACCCAATGGTTTTGAGACTAACAAAACTTATTATGTAATTGCTCCTGGTAGAAGAACACAACCAGAAGATTACAGCACTACTACATTCTTTAATGGTAGCGATCAAACAAAACTGATGTTATCAACATCAAGAGAAAATGCAGCAGCAGGTATCTATATCTACTCATCTGAATCTGAGTCGATTGATGCTAATGTTGAGATTGATATCTACCAGTTTATCCTTGATGAAAAATATGATCTACACAACTACAAAACTAAGTTAACCAATTCAATTAATGCTGGTATTCAAACAGATGTATCACACATCTTTGATACCCCATTTGCTTCTGTAACACCACAGAAAGTATTCTTCAGAGATCTTGATGGTGGTAGAATTCCTTTGGTTTCTACAACATATGCATCTGATGCTGATGTTGCAATACAAAATTCGCAGGATTCAAACTTTGGTAGAATTGATCCAACTAAAGAATTCTATGCACGTTATCAGAATGATTCTGTAATTACAATTCACAAAACTCATGCTGATGCTATTAACAATGTAAACCCAATTACATTTACATCTGGTCAAACACAAACTTTCCAAGTATTCTCTAACAAGCGTAGAGCACCATTTGCATATGATCCTGCATTCTCTAACGGTATTGTAACAACTGGTAAGTGGTTCGTTCGTTGTGTTGATGAAAGTAGTTCTACAGATAATATTTTCTTCAGAATTCAGCAGTCTGATTATGGCGATCGTCCAAGATCCACTGATATGTGGTTCACACGTTTGGAAGATGATCGCGGTGCCGATGACAGAACATACAAACTACGTTATGTCATTCCTAAGTATCTTGAGAACGCGAGAGATCCTATCAACGGATTTGTTATCAAGACAAGAACTGATGACACTCGTAAGTTAGTACCACAAAAAGTTGTACTGAAACCTGTTGCCGGAACAGTATATGGTGCTCGTTTTGAAAACAAGCGTAATCCGGGAGAATTTATTGGATTCACACAAACAGAATATGACGCACAAAGTTTAACACTTGGCGATTCCTATGACCCATACAAAAAAGTCACTGGTTCTGGTCTTGAATATCGCATGTTTGCTAAGTTCTCTTCTGGTATTCAAGCGACAATTCAATCTGGACGCTATGTTGAGGATACTTTAGATCCAAACATTAAGTATTTGGAACTTACATTATTCGACCATGGTATTGATACTCTTAACTTCTCTGGTCTTAGAAATGAATCCTTCACTACTGTTAAAATTTCTGCACCTCAGGGTGGAGAATGGGTAGTCAATAAAACTGCAAGTGTTTCTGCTAACCAAGTTCAGTGGACTGGTAATTCTTCTGGTCTTGCTAACATTCATGCATACTACACTGTTGGTGGTCAGCATTATCTTATCATCAAGAATGTTCGTGGTGGTAAACTAGAGTTTAGTGAGTATTATAACACTAGATTTGAGCAGGGAAGCACGTTTGCTGATATGCTGGAAGACCAGGATATGGGCAAATCGCTACCTCTAAAAACACTAATCGCGAAAAATTATCCCCAATATTTTTACAAGCAAAACGGTTCTAACGTTTATACTATCACTCCTGGTGATCGTATTCAGGATGATGCTGGTATTGAATACTATGTTGATAGTGTTGAAGATGCAGGTGTTATTGAAGATACTTTCTATGTCTTCAGTTATGAGACATTGCAACGTAGAATTGCAGGTCAGCAAGATGGCATCTACTATCTCTCCTGTTTACGTGGTAATATTTCACCATTCCCAACTGGCGCTGGTGTTGCTGAAAACTTTAAGAAGTTTAAATTCTCGCAACCAGTCAGTAGCTTGTATCCTTTAGATTACAAGAATGATCCGTTGTGGTTCCAGAAAAATGGTACTACTGCAGAAGAACTTAATGTTGCTTCTCAGTTATTAGATCCACCACCTACATTCTCTGCTGCTGATAACTATACTCAGGGTCTTGTAACAACTAACGACTTCAAGAATTCTGTTACTAGAGAATTAGTTGAAGATTTAATTGATCAACCTGCATTCAATGAAAATAACTATATTGCTAAAGCAATTGAAGCACAGGTAGGTAATGCAACTTCTGGTTCTGAAGATCGTAAGATTCCAATTGCTGGTGATAGCACAGTTCTAACAGATCAACGTTATTATGTTGAACTTAGAAGACCTTCTATTGCTCGTGCTGGTAATCACACGTTTGAGTATCTTGGATTCGGTCCAGGAAACTACTCCACAGGTCTCCCAGCGCGTCAGGAGATCGTCTTATCACCAGATGAGGACTTCTATGCTCAAAGTAAGAAAGAAGACGGTGGTATCGTCTTCTACACAGGTCTAAACTCTAACGGTGATCTTTACATTGGTAATAGAAAAATCAATGCTATTACAGGTGAAGAAACATTCCTAGAGAGAGCAACTCTTCAATCTAGTGCCGATGACGATGAAGATATCGGAAATCTAGTTACATCATTCGATACTCCTGTAACGTTCAACCAGAACATTACAGTTGTTGGTGGTGATGGTTCACAGCAGAATGTATTCCAGTCTCCTTTGATTATTTCAGTACAGGATAATGACCTAACTGAAGTTAGAGATGCACTTATTATTCGTTCTAATGTATCTTCTGTTGATCCTGTAACTGGTGATGAGCAAGATGAGTCTCTTGATAGAACTAACTTTGCTCCACCAACACTTGGTGATATTAGAATTAGTAAGAATAGAATTCAAGCCGCTGTATTTGGATTTAATGCAAGAGGAAAGGGTCAAGGATATGAGTTTAAGACTCATATCACTAACGGTGTTCCTTCCAACATCTCTCCAAACAACAGCAATTTAGTTGCTCAAAATGGAAATAGACTAATCTCCAATCAATTCGTTGATTTTGGTGGTGTTGCTGCTAAAGCAGGTGATGTTCTTTTCAAAGGAAAAGAAATTGGTAAGACGGGTTCACTTGGTTGGGTGTTCTCTAACTACTTTACTCAAATTCCTAACAACAACATCTTTACGATTGAGTTTGATGGAACTAATGTAGTTAAATTGACATTCAAAGATAATTTGGGTGTTGATGTTCCTAACTCTGCTATCGGTATTACTTCTGGATCACAAATTAGACTTAATGATTATATCGATTCTAGACTAACTAATGTTTGGACAGTATTCAGTCCTAATGGTGATGCATTTGACCTTACAAACAATTATGTTCACTTCCAAGTTAATGACAATATTACTATTGAAACTTTAAGTTGGAATGGTTCAGGTGGTGTTCTATCTTCTGCACCTGCAGGAACTAATCCTAGTGTTGACTTCTCTAATTCTTCCTGGAAAGAACAGGGTGTTATTGGTGCTGAGACACTTAGAACTGAGACTGAAAACATTGGTGATTACAAATTAGGCGTTAATACTATTGCTCGTTCTGATCACGCTGCATCACAAAATGCATTTATTTCTAATGAAACTGAACCAAGAGCAAACCTAGATGTTGTTGGCAATACCTTTATTAGCGGTAAGAAGATCTTATCTTACTTAACTGAAACTAGTATTATTCATGTAGAGACTAACCAGGATAATGCATTCCTAGTTGGTGGCGATAGTGCAAATCCAAGTGATATTTCTACATTAAGAGTCATGACCACTAACAGTGGAAGACTTGGTGTTAATACTGCTGTTAATGATACTGTTAATCCTATTAATAACTTAGATAGAAACTTCGTTGTTATTGGTGATTCTAGATTCTCGGATGACGCTAACTTCCAAGCAGATATTGAAGTTAATGGTGGAGATATTACTACCACTAACAATGCATTCAATTTTATTAATTCTAATGCACAGATTCTGAATTTTGCCGGTGATGGTCAGATTCTGAACCTTATGAACAACCAAACGGTTGATCAAAGCATTGCAATTGGTAATTCTACCACTAGACAGACAATTCTAGTTGGCGAGGCAACTCAAACTGGTACTCTTAAAATTCACAGGAATACTGATGATGCAACTGTTGATATTGCTACTGTAAGCAACAATGCTACATCTGAGTGTAAGATTACACTTGGTGGTGCATGGGCAACTCAAGCAGATGCTACATCTTATACTAAGATTGGCACATTCTACACTGGTGTTGCTGGAAACCTTGAGATTGGTACTGGATGGGGTGCAGGAACTAGCGAATCTAGACTATACGCTCAAACAAGAGTTGTTAATCTCTTCGATGGAGATCAGACTAACACTGTCAACCTTGCAACGAACGCAACTACGTTTACATTAGGTTCTACTGGTGGTACTACATTCATCAGAAACACCCTGAACGTTCTTGCTTCTACAATTGTTGAGGGTAACATCAGACTAGACGGTGGTCTAAATGCTGGTATTATTAAAGTTGGTAGAGGTAAGTTTGGAACTACCATAGTTCCGCACTTAATTGGTGGTGTCGAAAATCCAAACATTGACTTCTATAAGTATGAGACAACTGGAAAAGTTATCGATACCGCTGGTGTATCTCAATGGGGTTCAACATCATTCTTGGTTGCTGGCGGTCAGATTGCTTCTGTTGATACGATTACTAACAATGGTGCTAATAACAGAACACCTGGAACATATTCTTTCCTTTCTGCAACTAGTTCTGGTGCTGGATCTGGTTCTACATTTACAATTATTGTCAGATTTGACTATACTATTGATCTTAGTATTGAGAGTCCTGGTGAAGGATATGCTGATAATGAAATTCTAACTATTACCGATGCTCAATTAGGTGGCGGTGGTGGTGGAGACCTTACCTTCCAAGTTAATGGAACCAATTCTGCTGGCACGAGTTATTATTTGCCAATTTCTCAACCTGTTGTTGGAGATTTCCAAGTTGGTGATCTTCTCTTCCTTGATAGAGCAAATACGGCATCTCCTGATTCAATCGGTACTGGTGCTAATGTCATTACTGGATTGAGAGACGAAGCAAAAAGTGAAATTCTTCGTATTATTGGTATTGCAAACATTGCTAATCCATCTGATCCTAACGGATATCGATTAATTGTTAGTAGAGGTGCTGAAGGTACTGGAACATATACAGACCACCCAGACGGTTGTGTTATTGCTAAGTTTACTAAGCAAGGAAATGCTTCTTATATTACAGGTTCTGATCTTGATGATAATGGCGAACTAGATGATCCACTAACTGGTATTGGCGCTGCTACTGGTGATGTTAATATTGGTGTTGCTGAATTTGGTGGAACAATTTCTCTACTTGATTATATCAGATTATCAAGTTCGGAATTTGTATCGATTGTTGAATTGATCTCTACATCACCACAATCTTTGATTGTTAATGATGGTGGCAATCCTGCTGCTGATGTATTTAAAGTTGAATCTACAACTGGTGATACTTACATCTTCGGTGATATTTTTGCTGGAGTTGGATTTAATAAGTTCACTGTTGATTCTAGTACTGGTAATACTATTACCCAAGGATCTTTAACCACAAATAATACGATCACACTTAGAGGATCTACTTTTGCTGCAATCAAGGGTAATCCTAATTATATTGAACCCGGCGAGCTTGGCGGTCCCCTTCCATATGGAGATAGTCAACTATTTAAGTTGACTCCTCAAGGTAATACAGAGTTCTTAACTCTTTCAAATGGTGGTAGAGATGGTGTTGTTGAAGCTGTTACTTTCCAAGTTGATACAGCAACGGGAAGCATCTATAGTACAGGAGATCTGGAGTTCTATGGCACTGATATTACAGGTGTTGCAGATCTATCTGAACCAAGACTGATATTTAATAACTCTTCTGGAGACTTCACTACCTATGGTTCTCTATCTGCTCTAGGAACTGGAACATCTACATTTGGTGGTCCTGTTATAGTTGGTGGTGATCTAACAGTTAATGGTGGTGATCTAACAGTTAACTCCAATGGAACTACAATTTTTGATGTTGCAAATGATGGTGCTGTCACTGTTGCTGGTATTAGTGATTACTTCTCACAAACTGGTGGTCGTAAGTGGGTTTATACTGCTAGCAGTGTAGTTGAGTGTGATGCAAATGTCAATTACTTTATTAATTGCACTGGAAATACACTTGTTAAACTTCCACCCAATCCTTTGATGGGCGATATGGTTCGTATTATAGATATAGGTGGGGCATTAACTTATAACATATCAATGGTTGTTAGAGCAGATAACGGCAACGGTATTCAGGGAGAAACCTCTAATACTGGCACCGCAATGTTAACTGGAATTTCGCCTAGTGAACTTGCTAATTATAATGCAGGCGAATTGGTTGTTCAGACACCTCGTGCTTCGTTTGGATTAGTTTATGCGGGAACTACATCAGCTGCTGGTGGACCAGGTGCTCCAACTTCCCTTAAGGGTTGGTATCTAATGGACGTATAAGAGATGAGTTTCTATCAATCAGTTAGACAGATGAAAGCTGCCGTTATAGGCAGCATCATCCCTTGGAGTGGTCCTCTATCCGGAATTCCGGATGGGTGGATTATTTGCGATGGAAGTCAACCAGACGCAAGAGATTATCCTTTGCTTGTACAAGCAATTGGTGATACTTACAATGAGGGAACTTCAAATTTGGGAGGGGGATTTCCAAATTATAGTGGAGAATTTAAACTTCCTGATCTTCTTGGTGGAAGAGCTTTAGTTGATATCGAAGGATCATATTTTGCACCAGCTGGTGCTGGCGGAACGGGAAATGTTATTGATACTGATACTGGTGCTAGACCATTAATTGAACCATTTATTGGCGAAAATACAGATAATGGTATTAATACTGTTTTTAACGATGTAACTACAGATGTTGTTTTTACACTTAATGATAGAAATGATTACGTTGGAGCAATTAGTGGAAATGAAGCAGTTCCTGGACAGGGAGAAAGATCAATTTTTATTGGTGGACGAAAACTAGGACATCAACATATCAGAAATCATCAACACCCCGGAACATATGAAACTATTGGAAGTCCTACATCACAACGTCCCGGTCTAGGTGTTATACCATATGATAATATAACAATGACCGTTAATTATGCAGCATATGATGAGACTAGTGATATTCTCGACCTTTTTGGTGATAGTGTTGATACCGTTAGAATTGGTTTGGAATGGTATAGAGAAGATACGGAATTGGTTGATAACGGTTCTTTAGCTGAAGTTGTTTCAGAAGGGTATAGTGGTTTTGGTGGAGGCAGTCCTGGAAGGATGGTTGGTAGAATTAACTCAGAAAATCCTCCAATTAACTTGTCAGCTGGTAATCTTTCGGATAGTCCGCTTGCAGTATGGGGAGAATGGCAACCATTACCATCAACACCATCTAGCGGTAGACCTATTCTTTCACAAGATGATGAGATTCCATATGGTCTTTTTGGTGAAGTTTTTACTATTCCTGATGGATTTAGAAATTATTATCCCGATCAACTATCAGCGGGTGCATATGGAACGTTTGTGAGTAATGAAGGATCTGATTTCTTGGATGACGCTATACAGGCACACGTACATGACCCATTTCAGGTCGTTTTTGATCAAAATAGTTTGAAACCTCAACCTAGATTGAATTCTTCTTTGAACGTTCCTAATGCTACTCTTGATAATGCTAGCAACGCTGGTTCTTTACAAATTAATATGAATACAGCACAACCAACATTAACTTGCGTATACATCATCAGGGCATACTAAAATGGCAAATTATACAAACGAGAGAGCAAGATATGGAGGGTGTACAGGACAAATTTTAGTGCATTCTTCTCCTAGTTTAGGATCCAGTAATAGTCCAACATCTTCACAATTTAAAGCACAAATTCCTGCTGGATATCTTAGATGTGATGGAAGTATTTTAAATGCTAAGGATTATTATAATCTTGCACAAATTTTAGGAGTTGGTGAAGAAACTAGATTTGCTAGAGATGGTGCTAATATTAGAGCAGCGGATCCTAGTATCAATGAGTTGGGGCAATTTCAATTACCAGATTTAGGATCTAAAGTTATTATTGGTGGTAGAGGAACTGGTTTGTATAATAATGATTTTGTTGATACCGGAGGTACATCCAATGTAGTTACGAACAGAGTTGGTCCTCAAATTGAAGTAACATCTAATTTTGGAAATACGATTACAGCACAATATAGTGGAAATATGCAACTTGCACAAAGTGGAACTGTTAATATGCTTGGTAATCCAAGATATAATGTAGAACGCGAAACTTCAGAAACTACATTGAATATCGATAACTTCCAGGGACATGCACATAATACTACTAATACTGTGTATTTAAATCATAGTGATAATCATGCGACATCTTTCTTTGGTGGTAAAGATTATGCACAGAAAATAGCAAATAGTGGAGCTGGTCATCAGTTTGGATTTAGTAGACAATGGGAGACAGTATCAAAGCATAAACATAACATTACAACTCCAAACAGTTATAATTCAAATTTTACATATTCACATCCTCAGCAAGAAATTGATATGTCTAGTGTTGCCGCAACAATTGATGTAGATGTTTCAGATCAAGTAACACTAAATGATTTGGTCACTCCATTTATTCTTGTAGAATACATCATTAAATTTTAAAAATGCCACGCACATCTACTATTACTTCTACTTCCTCTACTAGTGGTTATACTATAGATCCTTATATCTATAGTTTATCTTTTAAGATGTATGGTGCTAGTGGCGGAGGAGAAAATATTCAAGGTAATACTACATTAACTACAACAGCGGGAACTAGTGGCGGAGAAACTAGTTTTTTGGGATTTACTTTAACCGGAGGTGTTGGCGGAGGAGTTACTGCAAAAAATGCTGGTGGACAGGGAGGAGTAGCTACAGAAGGATTTGCTTGGTCTGGTGCTGGAACTTCTGTATCTTCTGCAAATGGAAATCGTGGATCGCTGGCCACTGGTGGCATTGGTGCATATATTGGTACTGTTAAAAAAGACGGTGGAAATGGATCTAGTGGATTTAATACATATACTTCTTCATCTACTCACTTTTTTAACAACACGACTAATGTTCATAATTTTAGTGCATCTGGTTCCACTGCTGATATTACTCTAAATTATCAAAATCCAGCTGCAGAATCAGTTGGCAAAGTATTGACACCTGCATCTGGAAAATATTATAGTCTGTCTTTTACTGCTCCTTTTGCAAATAATAGTTGGACCATCTCGATTACTACATCTGGAACAACAGCTGCTGGTGGTGGCACTGCTGGAGCTCCCTATAGTTTGAATGGAACTAACAATAAAACGGCAAGTGGGATTAATATTTGGTTTCAAACCAGTATTGATTCGGGGGACTCATATGGTAGTAATAGTTATATTCGAGATTTTTCTGTTACAGCTACGGGTCTTAAACCAGGTGCTACGGGCAGAGGTGGTGGAGGAGCTGCTGTTGCTTATGGTACTATATCTTATGAAACATTTGAAGCAACAACAGATTATACTCTTGGAACATTTGCACCGGCAGTTGTTGGTGCTGCAGGATCTGGAGGTGGAACTAATGGTGGGTGTGATGATGGAATAGCAGCAAGAATCGAATTAACTGAAACTATTTTTCCTCAAGTTTATCTCACCAGTAATAGATATCTATGTACACCAACAGCTCCAAATGCTATATTAAGTTGGAGAACAGATGGTGATGCTGATGCTATTAGATGGCCAACGAATGGCGATATTACTAACGGTAATTTAGAAAGTAATTCTACTGTTACTCCTACAGTCACAACAACATATACAGCTGAAGGATACAATACATCAAATTCTGATTTAGTTTCATTTAATCCAGAAGCATCAGTAACAATAGTTGTAATTTCGGCACCAATTATTGAAGAATTCACTGTACCTTCTCAAATTAATTATGGTTCTGGTTCTTTTAATGTTAAATATAAAACAAAATATGCTAACACAAGTTTAAAACTTGAATTTTTTAATTCTGGATATATCGCTGGTCCTAATGATGGAACATCTGTACTAAAAGAAACTGTTGTTTTAACAACGGCGGGTTCTGCAGAAACTGGTAGCACTAATGCATCCGCAAATGGAACTATTTCATACTCTCCTCAATGGGATAATTTTGGTCCTAGATCAATTATTGTAAGATTAAGTGGAGAAGGAAGTGGTGGTTCTTTTGTGGATGAAGAACCTATTGTTGTTATTATTGATGAAACACCAGATAATTTTATTGTCGATGAAACTGACGAAAAGTTAAAAGATCAAGATCCTGTCTATACACCAGAAACAGAAATTTTATCCGAGATGTATATAATCGATGATATAGATATTCCGGTGGAGATTAAATCTGATTATCCTATATTAGTTGACATTAATCAAGATAATGATTGGACAAAAGTAAGGCAGATCTAAAATGACAACTACTCAAACGTTTACTTCTAGCACTACATATGCTATTCCTTCGGATGCTGCTAATGTTACATATATTATTCATGGTGGTAAAGGTGGTCAGGGTGGTCCTGCCAGCACTCGTGTCAATACTAGTGGCGCTGCTGGTGCTAGAGGACAAAAAATATCCGGAACTTTAACTGGAGTTGTAGGTTCAACACTCACCTTAACGATGGGTGGCAATGGATCTAGATGTTTTGGAGATTCTGGCGCTAATGGTGGTGGTGGATATTGGAATGGTGGACGTGGTGGTAATAATAATTCCCAGGATAGTAGTAGTGGATGGAATGCTGGTGGAGGTGGCGGCGGTGGCGGTGCTTCTGCTATTCGTATTGGTAATACTGTATTAGCTGGTGCTGGCGGTGGTGGAGGAGGAGCGTGTATTTGTTATAGTGGTGATACTGATGCTCCTGGACTAACATCTTCTAATATTAACACTAGTGGCGGATCTAATGGCGCTGCTGGACAGAATTCTGGATCTGGTGGAGCTTGGAATGGAGCTGGTGGTGGTGCTGGCGGGGGATTTCCTGGTGGCACTTCGGGTTCATTTGGTCCTGGATATGCCTACAACGCTGGTAATGATGGTAGCGGATTTGGTGGTGCTGGCGGTGCTGGATTGTACAATCCTTCATATCATCGTAGTGCTTCTACTCTACAA